CAGGTATATAGTATTCTGCGTGAGTCAGAAGTACAACAAGCACAAGTAGTATTGGCTGCCCAAGATATGGTAGACAATGTACAGAAAATGCTAGAGCAAGTAACTAGTATGCAGTTTAAAGACCTGCCGGCATTAATAGATCAAATCAAAAATCAAATAGGTGTTGATCAAGCTATGCAATTTAATACAGATGCTACTGCCGCACTGGCAGGATTAGTACAAAATTTACAACAATCCAAGCAACAGTTGGATGCCGCGTTAGGAACTGTTACAGGGCAAGATGTGCCGACAGTACCAGGAATAGATGACGGAATGGCGGGCGAAATGCCAGAAGAACCAATGCCAGACGACGAAGGTTTAGCCCCTGGTATAGAAGAGCCCGAAGAACCTGAATCTCCAGAGATGGGTGGTGCTGGCCTAGGCCGCGCTAAAAGATAATGTTAATTTTTGAAGTTGAAGATAGCAGAGCCGTTGACTCGGGAAAACTTCTAGCTCTAACTAAATTTTTAGCAGGGCGTGCCGATGAGACTGCGGCAAAAAAACAGATATCTACACAGTCATTTATAAAACTAGCACAAAATTTAGGAGTGAACATAACTGCCGATACTCTTGGTGATCTTGTAGCTAGAGAACCTTTATCAAATGTACTAGAACCTTACCAACCCAACAGTAATGTTGTCAGTTTTAAAGGCAATACAGATGCTCCCAACACATCTATGAACGCTAATCAAGCGCAAGAAGTAGTGGCTCAAAATGCCAAAGATGCTATGAAACGTGGAATGAACAAGTAACCAAATCTTTTGATGTTGTAAGCGTAATCTGTTATACTAACATAGTATAAACACAATTAAATAGTGTTAAGGAGAAATAAATGAAAAAACTCATATTAGCTGGTATTCTTTCAGTATGTGTATTTGGACATGCTCAAGCCGAATGGCACCACAGATGTTGCTATCGTGGTTACAGTGGTTGGGTGGCGCCAGCCCTGATTGGTGGGGTGATTGGGTACGAACTGTCAAGACCCTATTACTATGCTCCGCCGCCAGTAGTACTAGTTCAACCGCCGGTAGTGGTTCAACAACCGACTCCGGTTGATCCCCCAGGATATCATTGGCAACAGATGACAGATCCACAAACTGGTCAGAACAAGATGGTACTGGTACCCAATTGATTATGAAAGTAAAAAAACTGATTCGACGACTGAACATAGCAGAAGTAGAACACAACTTAGCAAAAGTTAAAAAACTTTGGTTCAAGGTTTTGAAAAAATCTCTTAAACGTAAGCATACTGAAAAGATACAATGATATTAGAATTATCGCAGATAGCAGATTTAAAACTTACAGTTGTGGCTCGGCGATCACTAGCTCGAGTCTTGTTACCGAATGGGCCAAAGGGAAAACGCTTGACCAAGCGTCAAGCATCAAGAACAGTCAAATTGCTGAAGAGTTGGCGCTCCCGCCCGTCAAAATACATTGTAGCTTACTCGCCAAAGCTGCTATTAAGGCTGCCGTAAATGATTACCTTAACCAACAAAGCCGCTAACAAAATAAATCAAAGTATTGTCAAACGTGGTAAAGGGTTGGGCATTCTCGTAGGTGTGAGAACTACAGGTTGTTCGGGCATGGCCTATGTTTTAGAGTACTTAGATTCGCCCTTGCCTACACATTTACATAGATTTGATAGTAATGGCGCTACAGTATGGTGCGACCCTAAAGACATAATTTTCATAGATGGTATGGAAATAGACTACACAAGACAGGGGTTGAACGAAGGATTTAATTTTGTGAATCCTAACGAGCGAGACCGTTGCGGATGCGGAGAAAGTTTTAGAATATAAGTATTGACTATGCTCTAAATATCAGTTATACTAGTGTAATGTACAATCCAAAATTTAATTACCAAAAGTTATCACGCACAACTGGCGAAGACGGCAAACGGTTATACACTACACCCGATAGTAAAAGGGTCCCAAGTGTAACCACAATTTTAAGTGCCACACAGCCACAAGAAAAACGAGAAGCACTGCAGAATTGGCGAAAACGTGTAGGAGTACACCAAGCACAACAAATCACAACCGAAGCGGCTAATCGAGGCACACGTATGCATTCTTATTTAGAAAAATATGTTGAAGAGGGTGTGATGCCGGTCAGGGGATCTAATCCATTTAGCTTTGCCAGTCATGCTATGGCAAAGACTATTATCGAAGACGGGCTAAAAAATGTTGATGAATTTTGGGGTATTGAAGTGCCTCTTTATTTTCCTAAATTATATGCTGGTACTACAGATGGATGTGGTATACATCTAGGAGATGAAAGCATAATGGATTATAAACAAACAAATAAACCCAAGCGAGTAGAATGGATTGAAGATTATTACTTACAGCTTGTAGCTTATGCTCTTGCCCATAACGAGGTATGGGGTACTAAAATACGTAAGGGTGTGGTTATGATGTGTGTCAAACCTGAAGTTGATGCAGTTACTTGGGAACCAGTGACACGTCCTGTTTATCAGGAATTTATATTAACTTCGGATATGTTTGATCACTGGGAGCAAGAATGGTGGAAACGGCTGGAACTCTATTACTTGACAAACTAAATATAGTTATAAGGATCAACAATGGCTATAGTTCAAATCTCCCAAATCACAAATCGTCTTGGATTAAACACTGATTTACCCCAATTAGCGGGCGCAGAATTAGGGTGGAGTACAGATACACGGCAGCTTTATATAGGCAACGGAACATTAGAACAAGGTGCTCCGGTTATCGGTAATACCGAAGTTTTAACAGAATTTAGCGATATTTTAAATCTTGGTGCCAGTTATACATACAAAGGCACAGCCGCTGGATATGTTGTACAAACCGGGCCAACTCCGGGAAGTCCAGTAACTCAAAGTCTTCAAACATGGTTAGATCAATGGGCCAGTGTCAAGGATTTTGGGGCTAAGGGCGATGGGCTGACCGACGATACTGCGGCAATTAATCGTGCGTTATATCAACTGTATTGTCGTCAAGATAATACGCAGATACGTAGATCATTATTTTTTCCTGCCGGAGTTTATATAATAAGTAGTAGCATTTTAATTCCTCCCTATGCCATGCTATACGGAGAAGGAATTACCAGTTCCATTATTCAAATGATAGCTTCGGGTGGGACTGGCAGTTACGTTGCCGAAACAACTGATAATTTACAACAAACAGGAATCAATATAGGTACTAATGGAGCAATACCACCAACAGGTATATTAATCGAGTCTATGGGATTTTCTAGTCTCGACAGTAGCAAAGCTATATTTTTAGCTGAATCAGTAACTAATTCTAAATTCACAAATGTCAGCTTTACTGGATCTGGTACTGTCAGTACGCTTGTCAATGACTCATTATCCACTGCTGGCGTAAATTTTGACTGTTCGGTAGTGACTACAAACAATATATTATTTGATGGGTGTGCGTTTGCTGGAACAGTTTGGGGAGTTCAAACAGCACAACCTACTAGAAATGTAACCATCACAAATTCATCGTTTACCACACTGTACCAGGGTGTATTTTTAGGGCCTTATCCTTTAGTTTCAGGAGGACCAACCGGAACTAGAATAACCAATAGTGTGTTTGACATTATCTATGCTGAAGGAATAGTATTTGATACCGTGTCACTAAATGCTACTGGGTACAATACTTTTTATGATGTGGGAAATCATTTCCAAGGAATTACAAATCCATTTTCTTCTATAATATTAATACAAGGAGACAATAACGTCAGCATAGGAGACATGTTTCAAAGATCCGATGCTTATTCGGTAAATTATCCTAGAGTTCAGATAAATGATTATTTGGCTATTGCCACAACTAACGGAAGTCAACTTCAATTAGGTTCAAAAATTATAGAAACTGGGACAGTGGTTACTTTGCTTCCAAACCAGACTAATGGAAATGCTATTGTGTTTAACCCTGCCACTAACGGAGCGATAGTTACTAGTTTAAAAATAGATTATTCTACAACCTGCCCATCTGTAACCCCAACAGCTATAAGAACGGGAACATTATGGATAACCAATACTGGATCCGGCACACTCAACTCCATGGAAGATTATACTGAAAATGAAAGTATAGGAATAAATTACACTGTGCAATCCTCGGGTTCCAATATATTGGTAAAATATACATCTCTTTTAGGACCATCTGCTACACAAGACTGCATGATGCGTTATTCTATCAGTTATTTCAATTAATGTGGCATCGTAATTTTTCAGACAGGCTAGAAGCCTGGTCACAACTTAAAAGAAATGCCACCGATCTTGACGCCTTGGCGGCAGTGTCATTGATAAATTGCTGGTGGCAACAAACTCCTTGGAAACCTTATTATTTACACTGGGAAGACTTGGATAGCTGGCCCGATCCTTGGCAACTTTTGAATGATAACATATATTGCGAACTTGCTCGTGGCCTTGGAATCCTGTATACTATAAGTATGATCAATCATCCTGATTTGACTTCGGCCGAGCTGGTTTTAACTGAATCTGATCGTAATTTAGTTCTAGTCAACAAATCAAAATATATACTTAATTGGGATGGAGAAGTCTTAGTAAATACTCGTCTGCCAGAAAAAAACAAGAAGAGTTTAACTCAAGAAGAAGTAACACAGAAGTATAACTAAAATTAGAGAGTCGAATGAATATTACAGTAGTTAAAAGAAGCGGTACCCGGGAACCACTTACCATTGAAAAATGGCAAGCACAAGTGGCTAAAGTATGTCAAGGAATAGCCGATGTCAGTCAGTCAATGATTGAAATCAAAGCTCAATTGCATTTCTATGATGGAATAACAACAGAAGAGATTGATGGAATAACGTTAAGAGCTATAGTAGATCTCATTGATGTAGAAAGTAATCCAGATATAGGTCATACAAATTATCAATATGTAGCGGGA